TGTTAAGTTCGTCTGTATAGTCTGTATGATTAAAGTCAGCCATTATGCGTTACTCCTTGGCGACATTAGATCTTTCATATATTGCGGAGCATTTGCGTAGTTTGTGCTCGTACCTGTTGAGCTACCACCGCCCCATGTACGTGTTGCAATTACTCCGGTAATCGCGCCTTGCTGTTGTCCTATCCATCCAATGTCTACGTGTATAACATTGTTACTCATATAACCGTTACCTTGCCCAATACCTGTTGCGCCAGCATCTCGAGCTGCTCTCATGAAACGCATCATAATAGCTAAGTCGTCCGGGTTAGCACCTTGCAACTGTCTTCCGTTAAAGTCCGGTGTGTATAGTGCAACGTCTGCACCATAGCCTTTATCGTGTCTGTTCGAACCTGTTCTATTAACACCGTTCCTCCCACCTTCACTAACCGGAACTTGTCCGCCACTTGTGATGATAATATCAACTCCTGCTTCGGTAGCTGCTTGATCAAGTATATCCATTAACTGCTGTTGAATAGGCAAGTTGCGCTTGCCGCCTTGGTTACCGTAGCGAACGTTACCCGTTGCTTCGCCACTTGCTTCTACAATATCACCTAATGCTGCCTGTGGAATATTTACTGTCTGTCCAGATTGATTTGTAATTGTCGGTGCGCCGGCATATCCTGCCTGTCTAACTTGGCTTGCTCCGCCGCCGATAAAGCCGCCACCTGCTCCAGAATTTTGTAATGCCGAGAAGTTTGTAGCACTAGTATTTGAAAAGTCTGTTGGATTGCCTAGTTCAGCATTAACAAAGTCAATGATGCCGCTATCTTCTAAGTTTTGTTCTAAAGCTGCTTGTGCTGTTATGTTAGCAGGATTGCAAGCAACTGTATCTGCAGACCTTACATACACACCTTTAGATTCATCATCTAATCGATCTGTAATAATTCTTATATCTGCCTCTATATCTTCAAAGAGACTTGCTATTTCTGCAAACTGTGTTTTATATCCGTCATCAAAATGTACATGAGTATCACCTACAACATCCTCCGGTGCAGTTTCTGTCTTTGGTGTGCTAGCTACATTTAACGGTGTTGAACTTGCTGACATCTAAACTCCTTGCTTTAGATGGTAAGTCCTGTAGTGTTTTGTGTATACTGACTTGCCATCTCTTTTTCTGTTTTTGCAATCATAAATATTACACTTTTATTTAGTACCACATCTGCATCTGGGCTAATAGTAAAGGCAAAAGGACCTAACCCAAGACCCTGTTGTGTTGTTACAATAGCTAAAGGTTTGTGAACTTTAACTGTTGTATCAGTCTCTTCTACAAGTCGCGCAACAATTTCTTCAGTAAGAGTTTTAATAGTAATTGTATCACCTGTTTTGTAAGGAGTTTCAAATAGCATTATAGTGTTAGTCCTGTTCCGTTATAACCTGTTTCTTCTAAGTAAGTACCTAATTGATCCTTACCGCCTATTGCTGTTCCTTGTACTTTAATCTGTGGGAAAGTACGTGCTCCGGGGAACATTTCTAGTACTTCCTCACGAGTAAAGTCTGTGTCTAGTTGATAATATTTGTATTCCAATTGACGCTGTTCGCAAATCTGCTTTGCTTGATCACAATGCGGACATGCCGCTTTACCGTATATTTCAATCATAAACTAAATCCTTTTAGTTTGTCCTTATCAACGTCTTGTTTAATGCCACCGATAATATAACTTTCAACTTCTGTCTCTTGCGGTGCAACTTGCAAACCTGAACTAGATAGCCAATGCTGTGTCCATGGTAGCGGGTTAGTGTTTACTGGTGCATCAAAGATAGCATCTAGTCCTAATGCTTTCAATCGACGATTAGCAATATACTCTACATATTGATGTAGTAAGCTAGTATTAAGACCAATCATACTACCATCTTTAAACAAGTACTCTGCCCAATCCTTTTCTTCTGCTACACACTCGCGCCATAGTTCGTATACTTCTTCTTGACACTCTTTTGCAATCTTAGCCATTTCTGGATCGTCTTTGCCTTGTGCCCACAACTTCAATACGTGTGTGCTTAGTGCTAGGTGCTGTGCTTCATCACGAGCGATAAGACTAATAATCTTTGCAGATCCTTCCATTAGTTTCAATTCGCCGAAGCCGAATGTGCAAGCAAAACTTACATAGAAACGCAATCCTTCTAGAATGTTTACAGTCATCATTGCCATATAAAGTTTCTTCTTAACTTCATACTCGCTACCTTCGCCCCTGTGATTAAATGCATCAGCTGCTTCAGTAAACTCGTCATAGTGTTTGGTAACACTTGTTGCACGAGCAATAATCTTTTCGTCATCTAGAATAGTGTCAAACACTTCTGCAGGGTCAGCATACACATTCTTCATAATATGCGTGTAGCTACGTGAGTGAATTGTTTCAAAGAAATCCCAAGTAACAATACAACCTTCTAGTTCAGGAAGTGAAACATGCGGCAAAAATGCTAGGCATGGACCGCGTCCTTGGACACTGTCAAGTAGTGTTTGATATTTCAAATTTGCAGTAAAAATATGTTTCTGCTCTGGACGGAAGTTGGCAAAGTCAGCACGATCTTTCTGTAGACTTACTTCTTCAGGGCGCCAAAAGTATCCTAGCATAGTTTGATTTAGTTTATCAAACACTGGGAACTTAAACACATCATAACGCTGTGTATTCTGATCTGCACCAAAGAACATGTTCTGTTTGGTGAAGTCTACTTTATCTTTATTAAAAACTGTTTTTGCCATCTTACTTCCTATGTATATCTGTCTTTATATAGTAACGTACTTATCATAGTATGTCAACCATTTAGATTGCACAACTATCACACGCCTCTTCCTCGCCCAATAGTTCTGAAGGTGCTAATGCTTCTTCAGGTTTGTCGTCTTCTAGATCACTTGGATCTGTTTTGTAATCGTAAGTGTTCTGATAGTACGAAGTTTTCCAACCGTACTTGTAGGTGTTAAGCAAATCCTGTAGCATTACACTCATCGGAACTTCATTGTCTGGATATTGTGTTGGGTTGTAACTCCAGTTACCACTAATAGCCTGATCAAAGAACTTTTGCATCACTGCAACTATGTTGATATAACCTTCGTTGCTAGGCATGTCCCACAACAGGGTGTAGTGCGCCTTAAGGCTCTGATATTGTGGAACAATCTGCTTAAGAGGCCCTTTTTTGCTTTTCTTAACGGACAAGTAGCCTCTAGGTGGTTCAATTCCATTTGTTGCGTTCGACACAACGGAACTGCTCTCTGATGGCATTTGTGCGGACAGTGTTGAGTGCCGTAGTCCGTGCTCTTTAATGTCAGATCGTAAACTATCCCAATCATACTTCAACTCGTTTTCTACAATAGTATCAACATCCTTTTTATATGTATCAATTGGAAGGATACCGTCCGAGTATTTAGTACGGTTAAAGTACTCACATGCGCCTCGCTCCTGCGCTAATTTGTTGCTGGCTTTAAGCAAGTAATATTGGAATGCTTCTGTCAAGTCGTGTACCAGTTTCCACGCTTCTTTATCTGCATAGTTCACTTTGTTCTTAGCAAGATAATGTGCAAGGCCAATGTAGCCTACACCTAAACTACGACGAGCTTTGGTTGAAATCTCAGCTGCCTTAATTGGGTAACGCTGATAGTCAATAATTTCTTCTAGCGCACGAACAGCAAGATCGCACAACTCTTCTAGGTCGTTTAGATCTTTAATAATACCTACATTAATAGCTGAAAGAATACACAATGCAATTTCACCATCTGGATCATCAATGTGCTGCAACGGCTTAGTCGGCAGTGTAATCTCCTGACACAAGTTGCTCATGTAAACAGTGTCTTTAAATGAGCTGTGTGTATTTGCATGATCCACATTCATAATATAAATGCGTCCTGTTTCTGCACGTTCTTTAATTAATGCTGAGAACAATTCCATTGCGTCAACTTTTTTCTTCTTGATGCTTGTAGCACGTTCATATTTTTCGTATAGCTCTTGAAACACTGCTGGATCGCCAAAGTATGCATCGTACAGACCCGGAACATCATGCGGCGAGAAAAGAGTGATTTCCCCTCCAGATAATAATCTTTCATACATAGTTTTGTTAAGCTGAATCGAATAGTCTAGCTTGCGTACACGGTTGTCTTCTGTGCCTTTGTTGTTCTTTAGCACAAGAATGTCTTCAATTTCTTGATGCCAAAACGGGAAGTGCGTTGTAGCTGATCCGCCACGTACACCATTCTGTGTACAGCAACGCACTGTGCTTTCAAACTTCTTTAGAAACGGGACAATACCTGTGTGTGCTACTTCTCCGCCTCTGATTTTTGCGTTGACGCCTCTGATGCGTCCCGCATTGATTCCGATACCCGCTCGCTGTGCAGTGTATCTACCAATCGACATATCACTTGCGAAGATACTATCAAGGGTGTCATCGCTATCAACAAGGACGCATGAAGCAAACTGTCGCACAGGCGTTCTGACTCCTGCCATGACTGGCGTTGGGATATTGATTTTAAAAAGTGAGGTCGCATCATAATATCTCCTTACATAGTGCATTCTATCTTCTTTAGGATAGTTAGCAAATAGAGTTGCTGCAATCATCATATACATATGTTGAGGAGTTTCAAAAATTTGTCCGCTACTTCTGTCCTGTACAAGATACTTGTCAACTACTTGACGTAGACCTGCATATGTAAAGTTTTCATCACGTTTGTGATGGATGTAACTATCCATTCTATCAATTTCTTCTTCAGTATACGAGTCAAGTATAGCCGAGTCGTAATTGCCGCGATCAATATTTTGACGGATCATTTCTTTTAAACTAACTGCATCGTATTGACCAAATACTTGCTTATATAATCCATAACTAAGTAGTCTTGCTGCTGCGTACTGATAGTTTGGTGCATCTAGCGAAATAAGATCGTTTGCGCTGCGTACTAGTACTTCTTGTATTTCAGCAGTACTCATACCGTCATAAAATTGAATGTTTGCATTCATTTCAATTTGGCTACTGCTTACTCCTGCAAGTCCTTTACAGGCTTCCTCAACAACAAAATGTATCTTGTCAATGTTGAGGTGTTCTTTCGTACCGTCACGCTTGACGATCATTGTTCCGTTTGACATTTTTATTCCTCTTCTCTTGTTAGTTTATTGAAATATTTATAGTAGTGAAGGCATTATGTATTCGAATTGCGATTGAATAGAATTAGGCAAGTCGTTTTGTAATACATAGCTGTCTCCGTGATATCCGATTACTTTGTTGTCTACATACAACATGTAGTATGTTGTAGACTTTAATTGATCGTATGCAGTATGTATCACATAGGTTGACTGGGATAAGCAGTCTGTTAACTGCAAGGTGTAACATATTGCAAGAATCTTTACGAAGGCACAATAATTATTTTCCTCTAATAATTCCCAAGGATCTGGCCATGTGCTCGGCGTGTAAGGATCAGCAGCAATGCTTACTACTGGTACTTTAGAATAGTAATCAATGGCTGCTTGGATAGGATCATCACTATGTTCTAGTGACTCTCTAAACTCTCGCCAGAGTACTAGTCTTTCTTCATATTTTTTATCAAACATTCATTATGACTTATATTTTACAGTGTACGTTAATGTTGCTTCATCTCCACTAGTAGAGTTTAACATCATAATGGCTATTGTGTCAACCGATCCGTCACTATTTTCATCATAATTATTTGCTTGGAACACTAAACTTTCCTGATAACTTCCGTCACCTAGATATTCATATTCGTCTGATAATACATGTTCGTCATTTACAGGATCAACTGCTATTTTCATAACGCCACTACGCATCGCCTGTACAGTATTACTTTTATAGATATAATCTATTTCATATCCTTTAGCATTATCAGCAGCAGGCAACTTAAATAACTTGATTGGAGACCCGGCTTCGCCTACACTAATAGTATGCGGAGTGTTTAACTGTGTAATAATATCTCCAGCAACTTCAGTGACGTACGGTATGTTAATAAGATAAGCAGCATCGTATCCTAAGAATTCTGATCGTTGAAAATAATCGTTTGAAGATATACAACCCTGATCGTCAAATTGTATAATCGGTGCTTCATTTAAGTCGTCTGTTCCGCCATTGTTACCTACATTTAAAAACTTATTAGATTCACTTGTGTTATTTGGTCCTGCTAAGACTTGTATTGCTTGCTGTTCGATATCATCAAATATACTATTAGCGATACTGTTTTTTTGAGGTCCAGATAATTGTCCGCTTGTTCCAAGAACAGTCCCTGCGCCAAATACTATACCCTTGTGCAGTGTTTCAAATCTACATTTCTGCCAAGTGTTTTCTCTAATATCCCAGTCACTATAAACTGCATATGTTTTATTCTTAACATAAACGTCTTTGAATGTATTGTTTTGACAAGTAACTGCTGTGCTAAGACTGTTTAGTTTAATAGCAACTGAATTTGCATTTACACTGTTGCCTAATGCCCATGTACCTTGTAATATAATATCTTCAAAATAACTATCCTTACAACTCTGTAACAACAGATTAGTATTTGATCCGTTAATAGTCATCCCCGTCATTGTAATATTTCTAGCTTGATTTAATGTTGTACTTATTGCATCACTAGCATAACTACCCGGAGTACTTGTTTCGTTTACTGTTTGAAATGCTACATGATTGCCGGCATTAATAATAGTTTTATCAGATCCGGCGCCCCTAATTGTTGCATATGGCGGTAGGTAAACTGTACTGCTAATAGTGTATTCGCCAGGCTCTAGGATAAGTTCTACTCTAGCTTGTGCTGTGCCTTTGTTACTAGCATTTAA